TGACTTTGTAAGAATTATTAAAGCGCCATTTCTTTTTGTGGCTAGACAAGTCAATAGACCAAGGTCCGCAAATGTACTGATGTTTTGCTTTATACTGTTTACTAGTATTGGAGCAGGAATGATATTCATGCCTGCCGGTTGGGTGGTTGCCGGTGTCGGCTGTGGAATTTTTGGCTTTCTTTTGGGACTTGAGTAGGTAATAGATGGGCTGGAATGCGCCTCAAAACAAAGGCTTGGGCTCACAATCAAGCAAAAATCTAGGATACGGAGCCCCCATATCCATGAACCCGTCCCTCGCTGGGAAGGCGTATCGTGACTCTTGGGACATAGAGCGCGCTTACCGCGAAGGCATGTCTAAAATCACTTGGGTCAATAGGTGTATTGACGCAATCTCGGGAAACCAAGCGCGCTTGCCGATGATTTTAAGAAAAGACAATTCAAAACACGGCGAAATTGTTAAGGGCCGCGAAGCAAATCGTAATCCCCTGCTGGAGATTTTAAATAATAAAGCCAATGTCGGAGAAAACTCTTTTATTTTTAGATACAGGCTTTCTGCTCAGCTCATGCTGGGTACTCGTGGAGCTTTTATAGAAAAGATACGTGGACGTGATGGTGGAATCATTGGGCTCAACCTTCTTCCACCTCAGTCAACAGCACCGATACCAGACCCTAAAACGTTTGTTTCTGGCTACGAAGTGCAAATGCCTTATGGCGAGAAAATAATACTCAAGCCAGAAGATGTCTGCTGGGTTAGACGCCCTCACCCCATTGACCCTTACCTATCGCTTACGCCTCTTGAGGCAGCAGGCGTGGCCATAGAAATTGAAAACCTTGCCAAGATTTACAACAGAAACTACCTTCTTAATGACGGACGTCCGGGTGGACTGTTGGTTGTCAGAGGTGAAATTGATGAAGACGACAAAGAAGAACTTCGTAACAGATTTAGAGGAAACCTAGCAAGGGCTGGACACACTACGGTCATTGCGGCAGACGACGGAGTTGACTTTGTTGACACTTCTGCAAACCCACGTGATGCTGCCTACGTCCAGATGCGACAGATAACTAAAGAAGAAATACTTTCTGCATTTGGTGTTCCTGAGTCTGTTATTGGTAATGCCTCTGGCAGAACCTTCAGTAACGCTTCAGAAGAGATTCGTGTTTTCTGGATGGAGACAATGCTTCCCCATCTGGAGCCAATATCTAGAGCGTTAGACGAACTTGATGAAAAGTACTATCTAGATTTTGACACGACCGAAGTTCCAATCCTCATGCTTTATAAGCAAGAGCGAGACAAGTATTTACTACAGGAATTCCAGTCTGGATTGATTAGCGCGAACGAGTACAGAACTGGCTCGTCACGCAAGGAAGTAGATGCCGACTTGGCTGACTCGCTTCTTCAGAATCCAAACCTTATTCCTATTGCGAACACGAAAAAGAAGATGGAAGAAGGCCAGGCTCAGATTCCTGGGGCTCCTGGGGCTCCTCCGGGAATGCCGGGAATGCCAGAAATGCCAGGGGTACCACCTGGAATGCCTACTCCTGTTCCTCCAATGGCAGAAACCATTCCTTTGGACACAAATACTATGCAAGGTGCAATGGCCGAAGCAGGTATGGCGGGAGGAGAATTGGCTCAAACCACCATTCCTACCGAGGCACTTGGTGGACTTCCACAGCCAATGACTGTTGCGTCTTCTCCTAGCAATCAAATTCAAGTAAAAGAACTGATTGACAAGAGCGAACAGTCAATCGAAAGATGGACCGAAATTCTTGCAAGAAGCGTTGAGCGCGTAGCGGAAAGACAGCAAAGAGTAGTGCTTGAAAAAGCTAGCGGCTTAAAGTCTAAAAAAGCCTTGATGCACGGAACCCTTGATGTTGACTCGGTTTTGTCAATTGAGACATGGAATAAGCAGATAGAGGAAGACATCCGTCCGGTCGTTTCTTCTATTATTAGCGATTCTTTTGAGTCGCGAGTAAATGAAGCATCTGAAAAGGGAGTAAAAGTAAAAGCTCTCCCAGTTAAGGACCTTCGCGCGATGGTTGATGCTCACGTTTCAAGAATTAAAAGAATAAATGAAGCGAATTTTTCAGAAATTAATTCACTTATGATTAAATCTTTTGAATACGCAGACGAAGAAAGACGATATTCGTTCTTTAGAGATGGGTTGGTGGAAATGTACACCGACTTCTTCGCTTATGGTCAATATCAGCTGGCCGAAAACGAGGCTCGTTCCGCTTGGAACTTTGGTCAAACTGTTTAGTTTCACTAAACGATTGTTTGATTTTTATATAATTTCACTAAAAGTGGATATATAAGCATAGTTGCACCGAACAGACTTCCTAATGTCTTATTATTTTCAGTAGACACAAGACGAAGGGTCTCCTGAATGTTGCCTGAACTGTACGAATATAAGTCAACTACGCTTGGAACATCCTTTGCGACCAAAGGTGGCTCCATCAACCTAGATGAAGCTCAGGGGATGGTTGAGTGCTTCGTAGCCGGGATAGGCAATAAGGACTCGGTGGGGGACATTGTTACCACTGGCGCATTCACCAAAAGCCTTACTCGCCGGAAACCTCGTGTTGTTTGGGGCCACAACTGGAACGACCCAATCGGCAAAGTTTTAGAGATTTACGAAGTACCAAACACGGACCCAAGACTGCCTTTAAAAATGAAGATGGCAGGAATCGGTGGGCTTTTTGCTCGCGTTCAGTTTAACCTCAACTCTGAAAAAGGTAAAGAAGCGTTCGCTATGGTCGCTTTCTTTGGCGAAGAACAAGAATGGTCAATTGGCTACAAGACGCTTCGTGCCCAGTTCGACCAAAAGTCGCAAGCAAACGTTATTTACGAACTTGAACTATACGAAGTATCTCCAGTTCTTCATGGGGCAAACCAACTCACCGGCACCATTTCCGTAAAGTCAGAAGAAGGTGGATATTCCGGTCCAGTTTCTTATATGGAAGAAGACGAAGAAGAAACCATAAACCGTGCAGAAATTGAAAAGCAATTAGGCTTAATGCTTGGTGCAAAAGTTTCCTTGATGGACGTAAACGGAGAAGAGCTAACCTTTGCTCGTCGTGCGGACAACGGTGAAGTTGGCCGATACAAGTGTCATTTTAGCGGAGGTCGCGGACGATACATGTTTGGAGCACCTGAGCCAGTTACGGTTGTTGCGCCACGCAGACCGTCAGTGCCTATGCCTGGAATGCCAATGATGCCAGTTGGGTCTCCGGGAATCGTAATAAACCAGCCTCAGCGTCCTACGCGTCCACCGGCAATGTCCATGCCTATCGCTGTAAGACCAGGACAAAATGGTCCCCAGATAATTGCGCTTCCAGCAGTTGAGTACGAAGATGATGATACGCAAGAATTCGACCCGACCAACTTGGACAAAGAAGAAGCAGACCTAAGGGATGCGCTTCTTAAGATAACAAAACGTCATGGCAAGTTTAATCAAGACTCAGAAGGTGTGTGGGCTGGGTACACGCCAGCTGCCGAAAACTCAATCGCCGGCATAGGCGTTAAGTGTGCTAATTGCGTTTTTTATCAAGGTGGCGATAGTTGCAAGATTATTGACATGGAAGTTGAATCAGAAGGAAAGTGCCGTTTCGCCGTCATACCAAACGGAGTAGTAAAGGGTGATTCAACCGCTAAAAAGACATACGAAATCGAAGAAGAGTTCACTCAAGAAGACTACGTTTCTGACCTTGAGGTTAAGTACCCTGGAGAGTTGGCTATAGCGGCTCTTCGTGGGGCCGTCGGAAGACGTAGACAAAAGCGTCGTAAGTTCAAGTTGCTGAGCGAGTTCGGTTCACAAAGTGATTGGCCTGAAGAGAAGGCCTATCTATTGCCTGTCGTGCCAAAGTTTGCCTTCATGGTCAAGCAGGCTCTAGACCCAATATTTGACTATCACGGCGTTGAGTCTTTTGTAGACGTAGACGGAATCGTAATGACGTCCGGGATTAGTTATGATTTGATTGACGCCGTTGACACAGCGGTTGATAACCTAAAAAAAAAATCTATAAATCAAAATGACATAGAGTGGAAGGCTGCTAGTTACCGACTTGGTCGTGCTATTGGTGGTCGCTTAACAAATAAGCCAAACATTGGTGGGGGTCGTTCGTCTGGGAGATTCTTCACGTCAATTGGGGCGGAAGATTTTGACCCATTTTCCGCACGTGATGCCAACCTGAACGGAATAGTCGGTGAAGGCTTGTTCCTTCGTGGTATTCCACTTGCTACTCCAGACCCAACACCGGATGGTCCTGGTTCAATACGTAACCCAAAACCATCTCGCGCTCAAGTACGCAAGCCTGAATCGGAGATTCTCGACCGTGCTGGGGATGGAAAAGTCAAGCCGGTCG